AGATGAATATGGGTGGATACGCAGACGGCGGTATGCCTATGAAAGACGGTAAGCCTGCTTTTGTTGGTGACGGTAAAGGCAAGATGGCTAAAGGCGGCATGGCACATAAAGACGTCAAAATGGACAAATCTATGATGCAAAAAGCCGTCAACAAACACGAAGGTCGTTTGCACAAAGGTGCGACTATGACCAAGTTGGCCAAGGGTGGCTTTACAAAATCCGCCGATGGTATTGCTACCAAAGGCAAAACCAAAGCCATGCAAGTCAAAATGCGCGGCGGCGGCGCTTGTTAAGGAGTTGATATGCGTGAAGACCCATACGTATACGGCGGCTCTACCGACATGGAACTTGAGCTCGAAGACAGACTTCGAGAAAAAGCTGGTGCTGGCCGTGGTGGTCAAGGCGGCCCCACAGCTAAAGAATTGGCTGACTATGAGCGCAAAATGAATCGTGGCATCTTTACTGAAGGTATGAAGCCACCTCAAGACGTTGATGGCCGTTCAGCTGCCCCCAAGAAGACTGTTAAGAAGGCCGGTGGCGGTATGACAGCCTCCAGTCGTGGTGATGGTATTGCACAGCGCGGTAAAACGCGCGGAAAGATGTGTTAAATCATGATGGCTAGCCGTGGTATGGGCGCTATGCGCGCCAGCAAAATGCCCAAAGGTGTACGCAAAGAGCGTAGGGATGACACTGACTTTACCGAGTACGCTGATGGTGGCCCAGTTGGCTTGTATGCCAACATTAACGCCAAGAGAAAACGTATCGCGGCTGGCTCTAAAGAGAAGATGCGTAAGCCCGGCTCTAAGGGTGCACCTACTGCTCAAGCATTTATTAACTCTGCTAAGACTGCTAAGAAATGACCACTACAGGAACCACAGCCTTCAACATGGAGTTCACCGAGCTCGCTGAAGAGGCGTGGGAGAGAGCTGGCCGAGAGATGCGTACTGGTTATGACCTACGCACAGCTCGCCGTTCTCTTAACCTGATGACCATTGAGTGGGCTAATCGCGGCATCAATATGTGGACGATTGAGACAGGGACAATTACCCTGACTCCGGGACTGGCCACATACGCCCTGCCTACAGATACAATTGACCTGCTAGATCATGTGATTAGGACGCAAGCTAACAACGCATCTACTCAGGCAGATTTGAGTATTACCCGAATAAGTGTGTCTACATATGCAACGATCCCTAACAAGCTGGTTCAGGGGCGTCCCATCCAAGTATGGATTCAGCGTCTTTCTGGTGAAACTAATCCTACTGCCGCTGTTCTTGATGGTGCAATTACGTCCACGGCCACAACGATCACGCTTAGTACGGTGGTTGGGTTAGCCGGCTCTGGATTCATCCGCCTTGGTACAGAAGACATTTACTACACATATATCAGTGGTAATGTGCTGGGCGGCGTATTTCGTGGCCAGAACAATACGACAGCCGCTGCTCAAGCAGATGGAACGGCGGTGTTTGTGCCCCAGCTTCCCGCTGTGACTGTATGGCCTACACCCGATAACTCACAACAATACCAGTTTGTGTACTACAGAATGCGCCGCATCCAAGACGCTGGTGCTGGTATACAGACATCCGATATGAACTTCCGCTTCCTGCCTTGTGTGGTGGCTGGATTAGCCTACTACATAGCCATGAAGGTGCCTGAGTTACAAGGCCGTCTGGATATGCTTAAACGGGTCTATGACGAACAATATGCTTTGGCGGCTCAAGAAGATCGCGAAAAGGCTACATTGAGGTTGGTGCCTCGTATAGCGTTCATTGGTGGTGGTTCTTAATGGCAACTCCGTTTGCATCCGGTAAATATGCTATTGCCGAATGTGATCGGTGTGGACAGCGCTACAAGTTAAAGCAGTTAAAGATGGAGGTCATCAAGACCAAGCTTTATCAGCTTAAAGTTTGTGAAGCTTGCTGGGATCCAGATCAGCCGCAGTTGCAGCTGGGTATGTATCCTGTTTATGATCCACAGGCGCTGTATCAGCCAAGGCCAGACACAACGTATGTGACGGCTGGTTTGAATGCTGCGGGTAATCTAACAGGTGGTTCGCGAGACATTCAGTGGGGTTGGGCACCAGTAGGTGGGGCAAGAGAATATGATACATATTTAACGCCAAACTACTTGGTTGGAACGACAGAAGTTGGTACAGTTACGATAACAGTTTCATAGGAGCTAAACATGGCATATACACGATCAGCAGACGGAGTCGCTAAAAAAGGTAAGACAGATGTTCACATCTATCCTAACAGCGGCCCTTCTGCAAAAGAGACAAAAGGCGGAACAGGTAAGGGTAAGGGTAAAACTAACTCTGACATGAAAACTATGGGTCGTAATTTGGCAAAGATTGCCGCACAAAAGCGAGGCTAACATGGCTAAATACAGCAAAATGATGATGGGTAAAGAGGTTGGTGATGCCAAGGTCTACGCTCCTCCGCACACTATGAAGGGCGAGAAAGTCGCTGCTAAAGAGAATCCTGGCTCTGGTAAGAACATGAGCCGTGCGGATACAGTAGAGATGACTGTTGGTAATATCAACAAATCTAATGGTGGCGAGCCCAAGACTTCTGGCATTAAGATGCGCGGTACTGGCGCGGCCACCAAAGGTTTAATGAGTAGAGGCCCAATGGCATGAACTACAGTCAGCTTGTTACCGCAGTAAGCGACTACTGCGAAAACACTTTCCCAACCACTGATATGGATATATTTATCCGTCAGGCGGAGCAACGCATCTATAACACGGTGCAAATTGCTAACTTGCGAAAGAATGTGACAGGCACTTTGACTACCGGCAATAAGTATCTTTCGTGCCCCACAGATTTTTTGTCTACATACAGTATTGCGTTGTACCCTTACAACACCACAACTGCAACTGGCGTATCTGGTCAGCGAACAATTGTTGTAGCAAGCACCACGGGTATTGCTAGGGGCCAACAGGTTACTGGAACCAACATTGGAACCAATGCTTTGGTGCGTAGTATCTCAGGAACAACCATCACATTAACTGAGCTAAACACCGGCACGGTTAACACCACGGTGACGTTTCAAGGCGATTACTTTTATTTGCTTAATAAAGATGTAAACTTCATCCGTGAAGCATATCCTTTAACAGCACTTACATCTGAGCCTAAACATTACGCCATCTTTGGCCCACAATCCGCAGATGTAAATGAATTAACATTTATTGTTGGCCCTACACCAAGTTCCGCATACAAGGCTGAACTGCATTATTACTACTATCCAGAGTCTATCGTTACCGCTACAACTACATGGCTGGGTGATAACTTTGATTCTGCTTTGTTGTATGGCACGATCTGCGAAGCGTTTGTTTATATGCGTCAAGAGCCTGACATGATGAAACTGGCTCAAGATCGCTATGTGCAGGCTATGGCTCTGCTCAAGAACTTGGGTGATGGCAAACAACGTGCGGATGCTTACCGCGATGGTCAAGTTAGGGTTGCAGTCTCATGAGTATTGTTCAAACCCAGACCACAAGCTTCAAGGCCGAGCTGTATCAAGGCATTCACGATCTTACGACAGACGTTATCAAGATTGCTTTGTACACGGCCAGCGCAGATCTAAACGAAGCAACCACAATCTACTCTTCTACCAATGAAGTAGTGGCATCCGGTTACACAGCTGGTGGTTCTATTTTGACGCCTATTACTGTGGCATCCTCTGGATACACGGCTTATGTTGGGTTTCCTAATATATCGTGGACTGCCGCATTAACAGCTAGATGTGCTTTGATTTATAACGTAACTCAGGGAAACAAGTCTGTGGCCGTGCTGGACTTTGGGTCTGACAAGACTTCAACCACAACATTTAATATTACGATGCCTGCTAATACGGCCTCGACAGCTTTAATAAGGTCATCAAACTAATGTTTTCAGCAACATCATCAGGTACTATTGGCGATGTAATGGTTCACACTGTGAGCCATCGTGGGTTTACGCCAGAAGAACTTGCAGAGCAAGCCCTGAATAAAATCATTTATGTTGGGGATCAGTCCCATCCGGCCATTCGCGATCAGGCTCAAGCCTTTCGTGAACACATCCGTGGTGTGTTGGTGTTCTACATGAAACGCGCAATTGAGTCTAATAATACGACTCTGGCTAACAAACTCCGCGAAGCGGGGCATTCTGAACTTGTAACTCTCTTGGAGATATAACATGGCTATCACTATCACTACGGCAATGCCTACCAGCTTCAAGGTAGAAATCCTTAAAGCCGTTCACAACTTTACGGCCAGCACGGGCGACACATTCAAGATTGCCTTGTTTGTATCCACTGCTGCTGGCTCTGGCACGTTTGGCGCGGCCACAACTAACTACTCCAATATGGGCGCAGATCAGTTGCCAACCGCAACGGGTTATACGCAGACTGGTAACACATTGACTTCAGTGACTCCTGTGTCTGACGGCACAACTGCTATTTGCGACTTTGCAGACACTACATGGTCTTCTGCTACGTTCACAACCAGCGGCGCATTGATTTATAACTCCACGGCTTCTGGTGCAGCTTGCGCGGTACTGAGTTTTGGCGGTGACCAGCAAGTAAGTTCTGGTGACTTCACAATTCAGTTCCCAACAGCCGCTGCCGCTACTGCGATTATTCGTATTGCGTAAGCGGGTTTAAGTGAGCGGATGGGGCGAACTTCCTTGGGGCTATAACGGTTGGGGCGGTGTCCCGGTTGTAGTCCCCCTTGACGGCTGGGGTAGTCAAGGCTGGGGTGTTTCTCCTTGGGGCGCTGGCAGTATCTCTGTACAGGGTACAGGTGCTGTTGGAACAGTTGGGATTTCGGTATCGGTTACGTTTGTACCTACAGGCGTTTCTGCTACAGGTGAGGTTGGTACAGCCCTGCCAAAAGTTAACTTCACGCTCACGGGCGTGGTGGCTAACGGGTCTATTGGTGATGTAAAGGCTTCAGTCGTTTACACGCCAGCAGGTGTGCAGGGTGTTGGGCAGATTGGTAACTTTGATGTCAACGTAGATGATTACATCATCCCGATTGGTATTGAAGGTGTAGGCGCGATTGGTACTCCGATAATAAGGGTTGGTAAAGCAATCACAGTTACTGGAGTGCAGGGTGAGGGTGCTGTAGGTACTACAGTTCCGTATGTGCAATTCACGCCTGCTGGTGTATTGGGTACGGGTAATGTTGGTAGCGTTCAGATTAATGTGAGCGAAACCATCATCCCAACGGGCATTGAAGGTATTGGTTCTGTTGGTAGCGTAACGCTTGTTTATAACGGCGGTGCAACACCAACAGGTGTGGTAGGTACAGGTAGCGTTGGCACTGCGATTGCGGCGGTAATTAAATCCGTAATTGGAGTCCAAGGTTCTGGACAGATAGGTACAGTTTCAGTTAAAGTTAGTGACACTGTAATCCCAGTTGGGGTGCAAGGTACTGGACAAATTGGAACTGTTTTAATTCGGGGGTGGACAGTGATTGATGATTCGCAGACACCGGGTTGGGGCAATGTGGACACCACACAAAACCCCGGATGGACAGATATTCCAACATAGGAGTTTTAAATGACTACGCAAGCAACGTCACTATTGGGTCTTGCCCTGCCAGTTACCGGAGAGTTGTCCGGTACTTGGGGTGATACCGTTAATACCGCGATTACTGAGCTACTTGATAGCGCAGTGGCCGGTACAACAACTCTCAGTACTGACGCAGATGTCACGCTGACAACCACAACACTTGCGGCCAACCAAGCTCGTCAAGCAATCTTGCTTTGGACGGCCAGCAATGGCGCTACAACCCGCAACATCACAGCCCCAGCGCAGAGTAAAGCCTACGCTGTCATTAACGCTGGTACAGGCTCTATTGTCCTGCGCGGTGTCGGCCCTACAACTGGAGTAACGATTGTCTCCGGTGAGAAGTGCCTTGCAGCGTGGAACGGTTCTGACTTTGTTAAGGTTGCGTCCAGCGTTATCCCAGCATCTGGTTTGACTGGTACTGTGGCAATCGCCAATGGCGGTACAGGACAGACTACAGCTACAGCAGCGTTTGATGCGTTGGCTCCTACAACAACCCAAGGCGATACAATTTACTTTAACGGCACAGACAACGTGCGGTTGGCTAAAGGTACGGCTGGGCAAGCATTGGTTATGAATAGTGGCGCTACAGCACCCGAATGGGGAACTGCTGGCATTTCAACAGGTAAATCCATCGCAATGGCGATGATCTTCGGGTTCTAAGGAGTCAACATGGCAAATCCAAACATTGTCAACGTCACGAGTATTTACGGTAACTCAGCATACGTTATCCCGTCTAATACATCTGTTTCAGTTGCATGGACATACAACGGTTCTACTTCGCTGACAGGTTTGACACCTTCGGCCAATACAGTAAACCGAGTAACCAGCATTGTGGTGGCTAACGTCACCTCATCTGCTGCAACTTGTACTGTGGCTATTTCAAACAATGCGACCTATGCAAGCGGTACACCCTACTACATTGCATACCAAGTGAGCGTTCCTCCGAACACTTCCGTCATTGTTACCGACAAGACTTCATCGTTCTATGTGACTGAGAACCAGTCTGTAGGCGTGATCTCCGGTACAGGTAGCGCATTGAACTACACAGCCACATTTGAAGCAATCACCTAATAGGAGGCTACTATGTCTCTTGATAGAGTTGGCGGCTACATTTCAGTCGGGCTTGACGGCATCAATTCACCTGTAACAACGGTGGAGTACCTTGTCGTGGCTGGCGGGGGTGGTGGTGGTGGCGCTAATGGTGCAACACCAGCAGGCGGTGGTGGCGCTGGGGGTCTTTTAACGGCTACAGGATACGCTGTAACTATTGGTTCAAGTATTTCAATAACAATTGGTGCTGGCGGTTCTGGTGGCGTTGGAAATTCATCTGGTGGCAGTTCTGGTCAAAACTCTGTATTTGGCTCTATAACAGCAACTGGTGGTGGACTTGGAAATACCATTACTGGTGCAGGTGGTACAGGTGGTAGTGGTGGTGGTGGTAGTTATGGTGGCGCAGGCGGCTCAGGAACATCTGGTCAAGGTTTTGCTGGAGGTTCTGGCACTACAAGCGGTAATCAAGGCTCGGGCGGTGGCGGGGGCGCTGGCTCTGCGGGTGTAGCAGGTACTGGAACAAATGCTGGTAATGGTGGTGCAGGTCTTGTTTCATCCATTTCTGGCGCACAAATTCAATACGCTGGTGGTGGTGGCGGTTCTTTATACAATTCAACTGCAAATGGATTAGGTGGTGGTGCTGGCGCAGGGAATGGTGGCATCTGGAACGCTGTGGGAGGTTCTGCTATTTGCGCTGGCATTGCGGCATTGCCAAACACAGGCTCTGGCGGTGGTGGCGGTGCTGGTATTGCTAATGGCGGCACTGGCGGCTCTGGCATCGTAGTCATCCGCTACCCATCTTACTTAGCCCCTGCTACATCAACAACAGGTGGGCCTGAAATGTACGTTGCAGGCGCATGGCGCGTGTACAAGTTTGTTGCCTCTGGCACTATCACATTCTGAGGTTCTATGGCAAACGGTTTATTTAATCTCAAGCAAGTAATACAAGCTGTACAGCAAGGTGGCTGGCCTGCCCAAAGAACTCCGTCAGTTGAATACTTAGTTGTTGCTGGCGGTGGCTCTGGCGGTTCTGGTGCGGGTTCTGGAGGTGGCGGTGCGGGCGGTTTATTAACTGGACTTGACCCCGTACCAAATGGTCAGACACTTCTTGTAACTGTTGGTGCTGGTGGAGCGGCAAAAACTAACGGTGCGGGTAATTCAGGTAGCAGTTCCGTCTTTGGTTCTATTTCTGCAAGTGGCGGTGGCGGCGGCGCGGCTGACGGCACTGCACCCACATCGGGCGGTTCAGGCGGTGGGGGCAGACAAGATACTAGGTTTGCAGGGGCGCAAGGCATTTCTGGTCAAGGCAATGCTGGGGGTGATGGATTTCAAGGTGGCGGTGTTGGCTCTGGTGGAGGTGGTGGCGGAGCGGGTACTATTGGTCTAATCGCTGGTTCTTCAAGATCAGGTAATGGCGGTGCGGGAATTGCTTCTGCTATCAATGGAACTGTAACCACATACGCTGGTGGTGGTGGTGGTGCTACAGAAGCTGCTGCCGGAACTGCTGGCGCAGGTGGCGTAGGTGGTGGCGGTGCAGGTGGTGTGGTGGCGGCTGGAACTGCTGGAACTAATGGTACAGGTGGCGGCGGCGGTGGTAGTGGTACTGGAGCAGTTGGTAGCGGCAAAGGTGGTGATGGCATTGTCATCATTCGCTACCCAACCGCATACGCTGATGCCGCAAGTGTGACCACTGGAACAAAAACAACAGCAAACGGGTATACGATTTATACCTTCCTTGCCTCTGGAACAATCACCTTCTAAGGAATAGACATGAGTAATAGACTGGGTGGTTTTATTGCAGGGCAGAACATTGATGCCTCTATTGGCACGTTCACGGCTGTAACTTCACCGACCTTTACCTTTGGCTCTACAGATGGAACTCCTGCTGTGGGTCAGGCAGTACAGTTTACAACCACTGGCACTTTACCAACTGGCCTGTCTTTAAACACAACGTACTACGTCATCAGCACAAGCACAAACACTTGCCAATTCTCCACAACGCTTGGCGGCTCTGCCGTTACGTTCACAAACAGTTCAGGCTCTGGCACTCACACGGCTGTAACCCAACGCGCATTTAATCCTTATGCTGGCGCTCCTGATACTGTTGAGTATTTGGTAGTTGCTGGTGGTGGCGGGGGCGGTAATCAAGGGCCGGGTGGAGGCGCTGGCGGTTTGTTAACAGCCGCTGGTTACGCTGTGGCATCTGGTACTGCTTTGACTATTACGGTTGGCGCGGGGGGTGCTAATACTACGGTTAATGGAAACTCTGGGTCAGGCACAAACTCTGTATTCTCAGGCATTACCGCAATTGGCGGTGGTGGTGTTAATGGCGGCGCTACGGGTCTTTCTGGTGGATCAGGCGGTGGTAAGGGAGATAGTGGAAGCGTTGGCCCCGGTGGTGCCGGAACCTCCGGCCAAGGCAATTCTGGCGGCGCGTGTTCTTCTGGTTTTGTTGGTCACGGCGGTGGCGGTGGCGGCGCAGGCTCACCCGGAATAAATGCTACTCAGAGTGTTGGCGGTGGTGGTGGCACAGGACTTTGCTCTACCATTACAGGACAACGAGTTTTTTATGCTGGTGGTGGTGCTGGCGGATCGTATGGGGGTACTGGTATAGTTTTATACGGCGGTGGTGGAGGTGGTGGAAATACTCCATTAGACGGCCCCGGCGGCCCCGGTCAAGCAAATACTGGTGGAGGCGGCGCAACAGCAGGCGGTGGAGCGGGTAACTATCGCTCTGGTGCTGGGGGTTCTGGCATCGTTATTGTTCGTTATCCACAAATCAATTCAGCACCAGCTATGGTGACAGGTTCCCCCCAAGTAAGCTACAGTGATGGCTATCAAATTTACACTTGGACTTCTTCTGGTTCAATCATTTTCTAAGGAGCAACTATGAGCCATTTCGCAAAAGTAGAAAACGGTGTTGTGACGCAAGTCATTGTCATCGAGCAAGACGTTTTAAACCTTGGTCACTGGGGCGACCCAGCATCTTGGGTTCAAACAAGTTATAACACTTTTGGCGGTCAACACCCCGAAGGCAGACCACTGCGTAAAAACT